AAACGATCCGTATTTTAGGAACCGTAGTCTACGCAGAGAGTCCGACCATCCCAGCTGGTACGGCAGGAAACTACATTACGCTGAGAGCGAATCCAGGCGATGCACCGCAAATCACCGGCACGGTGACAATGAACTCGCACACGCAGTTGATTGGGAATTGTGCGAATCCAGTAACTAACGGCCCTTGTGTGTATGCGGTTGGCGGACTGTCGCTCGGAAATCCTTCTTCTCCCGGTGGAGGAGTCAGTATCGCAAACAACGCGACCGACATAGTGGTTAAGGGAAATGTGTTTTATGCGGCCAAAGCGTTCAACATAAGCGAATCATCAAGCGCCACCGCAGATCAGGTGCAAATCGCTCAAAACACTTTTTCTTACCCCTGCTCGACTTCGTCCGCTCCGAACGTTTGTCATGTCATAAATATCAATGGCAACCATCAACTCATCGAGCAGAATGACTGGTCGCACATCGACGACGGCCCATATCTCAACGGAGTGGACATTATTGTGCGTGGCAATGTCAGCCATGATCTTCAGACCACTGATTGTGGAACGAATTCCGGCAACTGCCATATAGACGCAATCATGCAAGTCGATGGAAGCGGCGGGCCAGCGGGGGGTACGCGGGAATTCATCATGCTCGAAAAAAACACCGCGACCAATCTGTTGAGTAACGGCGGCAGCGTAGGAGGTGCGGGGGTTCACGGAATCGGACTATTCCAGTGCTCTGCCGGACTTTGCGATCATGGCATTTTGCGTTTCAACACAATTTCCCACGATGATGGCGGCGGCCTGTTCTGCGACACGAACAATTGGGGATTTCTTAAGGACTACAACAACACTTATGTAGACGTGAACCGCACACTCAATCAGGCTGGTGAATTATTTAATACTTACACGACCTGCAACAACGCCACGACTATCAACAGCATTTACTACTTCACTGTTTCATTGAGTAGCTTCTCGGCTTACGGCTATTTTAGCGGTTCTGCGACTACGGCACTATTCGGGCACAGTTTGGCCTTTTGCACACTAGGGTCTACAAGCTGCAACACCATCTCCAGTCATATCTACGGTTCGGGAATCTTCAGCAGTGATCCAGGGAACATCCTGAACTCTGATCCGCTGTTCGTGAATTACGCTGGCAACAATTTCAATCTCCAATCCGGCTCTCCCGCAAGGAATTCAGGAACCGGAGAAACCACAGTCAACGGAACTATTTCTGGCAGTTCTACGCTTGTGGTTGCTGACGCTGCACCTTTTCAAGATGGCTGGGGATTCACGGTCGGAAGTGTTCAGCCCGATTGCATCTGGGTTACAACTCCAAGCAATCACGCCTGCATTAGTTCCATTGACTACTCGACGAACACGATAACTCTGGCCTCGCCAATCAGTGCGACCAATGGCGATCAAGTCGGCATTTATTCTTTGTCTGATGGGACAGTCGTACAAACCGACACGACCGGGCCGGACATGGGTGCTTTGCCATTTAGTAACGCGACTGCTTCCCCGAGTCCCGCTCCGTCACCGTTCTTCGCGGAACTGCAATGACTGTACCCATCGAGCGGCATATCGAACAGCGGTTTAAGCGGCCCAAGCACCAAGGTGTCAGCATCCAGGTAAAGCACTCGACCCACCGAGTCATCAAACAATTCTGCAATGGCAAGTCGTGCGTAAGTAACTGCCGAAACATGCGAGAGCGTGCCGCAGTGAGCAAACTTCGAAAGATCGACGCCATGCCAAATAATTCTCGCCGTCGTGGATGCTTCGACGCGCTGCCTCAGAGACATAGCGAATCGGTCGTAGAGAATGTGAATCTCGGTATTGCCGCTGTAATTAGAGTCGCCGATCGAAACCAGGCAAGCAGCCAAAGGCATTCCGTAGTTCTCGTCCGCGGCCATCAGGATAATCATGCGCCGAAATTATAGTCTTTTTTTGCTGCTTGCGGTATGCATCCTCAGCGGCGTAGCCCTTGCTGCGTGCCCCGATACAGTGAACAATGCAGGCTACGTCCGGCAAGGGGCGACTGGAACAGGCACAGGAGCAAACTGGACAAACGCTTTTACTGCTCTCCCAGCATCTCTCTCGCGCGGGTGCACTTATTACGTTGCGGCGGGAACCTACGCAGGTCACCTGTTCAACGACGCCGTAAGTGGATCGACAGTTATCACCATTCAATCGCCCACGGTTAGTGTTCATGGTATAGCGGCTGGATGGAGTGACAGCTTCGTCGGGCAGGCAACGTTCAACACTAGCAGCGGAGCCAATGGGATATTCGACCTGAATACTTCCTTTTACGTCATTGACGGTGCTTATCGAAATGCTGATTGGAAGTCTGGGTACGGAATCCATCTCGACAATACGGGGTCTGTGGTTGGAAGCGCAGTCGGAATCCTTAGCTTTGACGCCAGTAATAACACTGTCAGGAACGTGGAGGTAGAAGGTAGCCACAGCCAAGGCAGCCCGCAGGATCGCGGAGTACAGTCCTTTGGTAACAGCAACTTACTCGTTTCGCATGATTACATTCACGATGTTGGCAATGCTAGTCTGCTATTTCGCGGCACTTGCCCATCGTCCTGCAATACCGTCGCCTCGAACATCACGCTCGAATATTCCTATGTTTCGGTTGACTTCTCAAACCCCGCCGTCGGTCACGCAGAAGGCATCTCTTTTGCCGAGGGCGTGGACAATATCGCGTGGCGATACAACAAGTTTGTGAACATCAACGGCACGGGAGCGATGGCAAACGCTTCGAGCCACACATCTACGCAGGATGCGTTCAACGGGCCGTTTTATATCTACGGCAATCTGTTCTGGCTGGATGACGCCTTCTGGCCTGTCTGGTATCCGACTTGGTGTCAGGTTGGTGGCTTTTACGCGAACATCAATGTAAAAAACACCGGTGACATCTATGTCTACAACAATACCATCGGCAATATGGGAGACAATTTTGGAAGTTGCCAATCAAACGGTGCCTCGCACGATGGTGGGATTCATTTCGACGATGACGGATTATCTGGAGGGTCGGCTGTCAATCCGGCCATAGATCACGCCAAAAATAACATCTGGTGGGGTTCGGCTGACGCAGTGACTACTGGCAACATCCCTGCCCCTCAACTAGATATTTCCAATAATACGGCTAGCGTTTCATCTGGAAAGTTCGTGCTTACGTCTACGCCATTCGACTTTCACCTTACCAGCCACATCGCAGGCGCTTCGCTCACCAACGTAGGAACCTACTGGAACGGGACTGCGCTAGTTGCTAATACTTTCGACGTAGATATGGACGGTACGATCCGTACTACTTGGGATCAAGGGGCATTTGAGTTGGCGACTTCCTCCACAAGTCCTGCTCCATCGCTCGGCTTATTCGCAGAACTTCAATGATCGGAGATTACTTATGAGCTTTGGACATCCATCCCAGCAGTCACACAAATTGGCCGGCTTCGCGAAAGCCGCGAAGTCTTCTAAGACACCGGCTCACTTACGCTCCCATCTTCAGAATCTCAGCCAAGGAGGAACCGTGGCAAAAGGCAAATTTCCAGGTGCCAAGAAGTTCCGTGCGCCATCGGCACCAGGCCCGAAGGCTCCAACGCAAGGCATGGCACTCAACAACGATTCAGACCAAGAAGACATCGAGTCGCCAGCGAATAACGCTCCAATGTTCTTCGGCGCCAAGCGCAAAACCAGTAAACAGCGCAAACCAACGGGACCGACTTCAGCATTCTACGGAGGGGTGTAACTATGAGCGCAAAGCATCCTGGTTTTAAGGCCGTTCAATCGAAGATCGAAGGCGAGGGCTATTCGAAGAAGTCCGCTGGCGCGATCCTTGCAAGCGCTTCGCGTAACGCCTCGGCGAAAGCCAAAAAGAAAAACCCGCGTCTGAACAAAGTGGGTGGCGCGAAGAAAAGTTCAGCCTTTTACGGTGGATGAGTGGCATTGCTATTGCCGAACGGTCGCATCCGGAAAACTGAACGCTCGCTGATCCGTCCTGATTTAGTAAGACCTCTCGCAGAAGTGAAGCAGAATGCGATTGAAAGTGCACTCATTCTCTGCGGAGGCAACAGAAGGTTAACCGCCCGACAGTTAGGCATCGCATACCGCACCGTGCTTTGGTACGTCCGCAAATTCCGCAAACAACAATGACTGAGATGACTCCAGAGTTCCCGCATCCGGGAATACGAGTGCACAAAAACGCGCACGATATAACCGTATTGCGCCTGCACTACGAAGCCGACCCCGAAAAAGGCGATGGAGGGAAGGTCTTTGTTCCGGAGATTGAACGCTCGCTTTCACCTTGGGCGCTCAAAGCTTTCAAACAGATGACCGCGCCAGAACTATTCATGCGCGAGTATGAAATTGAAGCTGAAGCTACGCAAGGCGCAAAGATATTCCAGTTAGATGAGGAAGCCACGCTGGAAGACAGCTTCCCGATTCCGCCGGAGTGGACGCGGAGAATGTCTTTAGATCCTCATCCCTCAGTGCCGCATGCGTTTCTCTGGTGCGCGACTGACCCATGGGGAGAACGTTGGTATTACAGAGAGCTCTGGCCGTCGCTTTCCTGCTTTCGCTTTGAAAATGGCCGCCTGACCGGGAAGGCTGGGCCATGCTTAGAGAACGAGCACATCATCCGGATTAAAGATTATGTCGAAACCGTGAAGTGGCTTGAGTCGTCTGAGAACCCTGAGAATGAATGCCAGGGCAAGCGCTTTGACGAAAACATCCACGCGCGAGTGATTGACTACGCGGCGCGCGCCTTCGGTAAAGGAACCAATGATGACCCTGAGCAGCCAAACTTCCAGCAGCGCTATGAAATGTACATGGTCATGCCGGAAACCCGACTGACCTGCCCAACGTTTAACGACGCGAAAAAAGACCACGACGTAGGCTTTGAAACCGTCAACGCTGGACTGAAGGCGCACTTGACTTTAGGGAACGACGACAAGCGAAAGAAGCGGTCAAGAATCCACATCTTCAGGGATCGCTGCCAGGAATTGATTTACGAGTTGAAAAACAACCGGCGCGAGCAGTTGACTCCAACCCAGGCCCTAGCAAAAGACCCTACCGGGAAAATTGTCCCCGTAAGAAAGCACATGACCGACAACCTGCGATATATCGAGATGTCAAACCCGATCTACATCAGTCCAGAGCGACCTAAGAGCACGTGGAGACCTCAACACGCAGGGATTGCATATTGATGGCTAACGAACCAATCTCGACAATCGCACTACCGGACGGCGAACAGCCTAAATCTCTGGTCGGTGACATCATTCAGCGCCGCGACGAGTCTAAAAAGTGGCTGCGCCAGAACTATTGGGATGAGTGGGTAGAAGTCTTCCGCGCCATTAAATGCCGGACCAAGCCAATTTATAAGACCGACGAAGCCGGCCAAGAAACCAAGCATGAAGACAAGTCACGCACCAACGTGGCCATGCCGGACTTGAACCTGATATTTCGGCGCAACGTGGCCAGGTTGTCAGCCCAGCCTTATACCTTGCGAGTGATTGGCGGACAGGATCCAACCGTAGCACCGCGGATGAGTGCATTACTTTCCCAGCAATACGACCGCTCGATGGAGCGGGTGCAGGACGTTAGGGTACGCATGGCGGCCGAGGCTCTGGGCATCGGAATTTCAAAGCTTTACTGGGACCGCGTTTCCCGCACCATGATCTTCCGCAAGGCCATTATGAAGGGCGGCCAGGTAGTCATGCGCGATCGGGCAAGCATGATGCAGCACGAAGGCGCTAACCCGCAAGAGATCCAGCAAGCCGTAGCTGCGCTTGGTCCTCAAATGGACGATCAGGAAGTCGCGCGCTTCATGGCGAAGAACGGAAGCGAAATCAGCGTGCCTGAGCATATCTCGAAATACGAAGGCCCGTGCGTAAAACACTGTTTCCCCGGGGATGTGTACTGGAAACCCTTCGCAAAGACCCTGAACCAATCCGACTTCATCATTGAGAGCTACCAGGAAACAGACCTGTGGCTCAAGAAAATGGGCAAACTGTCCTATAAAGACCCAGAGACTGGCCAAGACCGGCTGGCGTTTGATGGGAAAGCTATTGCGGAGTTGGTGGACTTAAATCCCGAACCGCTTACACAAAAAGGCGACTTCTCGGAACTGCGGGACATGTTTCACGCCGTCGAAGGCAAGCAGGATTCCCAGCAATATCAATTCCCGCGCCATCTCCGAGTAAGGAAAATGTACGACATTCTCGAGGAGCACTCGCAGGACGAAGACGGCCGGATGTGGATCACGTGGGTGTCAGAAAATTACAGGGACACACCGCTCGGACGAATGCCTTATCCAGTTGACTTCTATGGGCATACCGCCTTTACCGAAGAAGTTCCCTTGCCCGACATGATCGACGCGATCGGGGATTCGACCCCGAGGCTACTACGTTACCTCTACGCAATGCACAATCTCACGGTCGCGCAGAATTTTGATTACATCACCAACCTGATTCGCAAGATATTGCTCGTCAAGGTTGGAACGAACTTCTCTACAGAAGTGATCGAGCGCGGACTATTCCGGATTATTGAAGTTGAAAGCTTGAACGGGATTCAGGAAATGCAGCAATCCCAACTGCCGAACGGCGCCCTTGAGCGCGAAGCCCAGATTATCCAAATGATGTCTTTGGCCGAACCTTCGATGGGGAATGGTGGTGGAGATTCACCAACGAACCCATTGGCCGGGAAAACCGCCACCCAGTCAGTCCTCGCCGCGAAGTCGAGCGACGTGCTGCTTAATTTCAAAATGGACGGACGGAATCTTTATCTCTGGGAATTAGGGATGAAGAAATTGTGGATGAACCAGCAGATGGCCGAAGAAGAGTGGCAGGTGCAATCAAAATTCTTCAACAAGGACATCTCCGGCATGGTCAATCCGCCAGAAGACGGCGCGGACGGCTGGCAGCCTCCAGAGTGGGCAGTCACTGACCGATGGGACAAAGTATCAGCCGTAAAGTTGAGCCCGATGGAAATTCAGGAAGATTTGGACGTTGAACCTGAGGCGGGAAGTTACATGGCGGTCGATGACGACATGCGGAAACAGTCAGCCATGGAACTCGACCAGGTAGCAATGGCCGCGCCGGATATTCTCGATCGCCGGAAAGTAATCGCATTCCACTTGTCTACCATCCGTGGCCTACCGGGCGATCCGAACGATTTCATTCTGCCGCCAGCGCCGCCGTCCCCGCCACCACCGAAGGTCAATTTCAATTTTGCCGGCAAGATGGAGGACTTCCCCGAAGTGGCTTCCATGGTGCTTCAGGGAATGGGGATGGAGCCACCGCCAGAACTCGAAGAGCAGGCACAGTCGAATACGGTTAAACGTCTCAGCGATGCTTCCGATGCTGCGGACAATATGGCTTCTCCGAGCACAGACGCCCTCAACAAACAGCAGCAGCAACAGCATGACCAGGCGCGCGCCGACGCCGCAAACGAATCAGCGTTAAAGCAGGCGAAGGACAGTAAGTAAGTGCTCACCGAAGAAGAACGAAGTGCTGTACGGCAGATCACCACACAGCGGGGCGCACTCTGGTCGGCCATCCAAAAGTTTTCCGCTTCGAAGCAACAGCAGATGGATTCATTGTGTGCGGATGCGATGCGAAGCGTGCCGCGCAATTATGAATTGGCTTCTGATTACTCGGCTAAAGCGGAAGCCTATAAGTTACTCACCTTGGATTTAGAACGTTTTGCAGAGAGTGCCTGATATGGCGGGAAGAACTGATAGCCAGCGGGGAATGTCAGCAGTCTTCCTAGAGCCGGAAGTAGGAATCGAACTTCTGGGAAATGCTGAGGAACACGAAATCGCGCTAGCGTCCTCGTTCCTCACTTGAGACGGCACCGCCATATGAGCCCCGCGCCAATTTTTTCAAAGCCGTAACCATCCGGCATAACCGAAAGGAACACAATGCCTCCAGTAGAAACCACAGATCCCCAAACCACAGGGACCACTCAAACCGAAACCACCGGCGCGGGTGAAAGCGACCAGTTTTTAGGTCTCGATCCAGAACCCGATTTTGGCGGCGAAGCGCCTGCGGAATCCGGCGAGAACCCGGAACCAGCGGAAACCGAAGGCGAAACAGCCGACACAACCAAAGAAGGAGAAGAGTCCGAAACCACCGACGAAGCCGAAGGCGGCGAAGCTGCAGAAGAGGAATCTGACGACGACTGGCTCCCGACCGAGCAGGAGAAGCAGTTCCCACTGGAGACGCTTGCCCAGTATGCCCAAAAGCGTGGTTACAAGTGGACGCCGGAACAGATTGCCAAAGACGGAGACATACAAAAGCTCCTGAAAGACAAACTGAACACCGACATCTACGCCAGGAATTTAGAAACACAGTTAGGGCAGCGGGAAGATCCGGAAGCTGACGACGAAAACCAATTCGAAGAAGCTGAACCGGAAGTAACTGCTGAGGTTGTCACGCAATCAGACCCCAAGAAAGCTCATTACGAGCGCGTTGACACCATTGTCACCAAACAGCTTGACCCGGTTGCCATGTCGGAACTCGGGAAAGGGCTGCTGGGTGCGATGGGAGTCGATACCGACACCGACAAGCTGCAAAAGCTGCTGAATAACCCCAAACTTCCACCCGAACAGCGGGCGGAGATTCAGGGTGCATTGCAACTCGCGCAGAGTGCCGGGAAAATCGGGCAATCAATCGCCCGCGGCGGAGTCGATCTCGTAATGACAGTTCTGCCGCAGTTGCTACCGGAATTGATCGAACAGATTTATCCCGGAACACAAAGGCGGTACGAGGCTGGGGTTTACGCATCCGCGTGGCAATCGGTGACAAGTGCAGTCGGAAAAGACGGCAAGGCGATCTACGCCAATCTGCCAGCTTATGGAAGTAAGGAATTCCAGCAGATGGCATATAAGGCAGAACGACAACTAGGTCTGCCGCAGGGTGGATTGCAAAATCTTGTCATCAAGGACACGAACGGAAATCCTGTTCCGCTTGAGCAGCAGGCCCAGGCGAAGTACCGCATGATTGCGAAGGTCTCTCAAGGCCAGAAAATCTCGCCACAAACCGTGGCGGCCGCGGTGCAAACGGGGAAAAAGCAAGCTGAAGCATCAGCGCAGAAGCGCGCCGCAGGGCGCGCCATGGGATCCGGGCAAACCAGCAAGGGACTGAATCAGCCAGAGGAAGACGACATTTTGTCGGCATTAAAGAACCAAATCGAAAGCACCAACCAGACTTGGGACTTGCCGATGAAAAAGAAGGGCTGATCGGTCGGACTTGCAGAGAGGCTCGAATATTTAAATGGCAGACAGAAACGTAAGAAGCTTTAACTCCCTGGTGGGGGAAACTTCGCAGGTCAGGGACGTGCATACACTGATGTTCCTCCTTGACCAAAACCGGACCGCCTTGTATCAGTTGACGGCCAACAGCAAACGGAAGACCACAACTTACAGCCCTCGCATTGAGTTTTTCGAAGATGCTGACTTGCTGATGCTGGGAACGGTGTCAAACGGCACCACGTCCTACACTGCTGGCCCAACCGGCATCGCTGTGGCCGATGTAACACTATTCGGCACAAACGATGTTGTCGTAACCCAGAACAACGAGCACATCCTGGTGACCGCAATCACCGGCACCACGAATGGCACGTTGACTGTAACCCGAGGCTTCGCTGGATCGACGGCGGCCACAATCGGCCCGACTGAGACAGTGAAAATCCTGGGCGTAGCCCAGACTGAAAACGGCGCTATTGATTCTCCCCGGACGCCCAGCAGAACACCGCAGACCTCCGGCGCGCAAATCTTTGAGTGGCCGATTCAGTTGACCAAGACGCTTGCCGCTTCAAAGAACTACGGCGACAAGCCAGAGCGTGCGCGCTTGCAGGAACTTGGCATGCGCCGCATGAAGCTCGAAATCGAGAATGCCGGCCTATTTGGGCGGTACTCTGAAACCCTTGGCACTCCCGGCTCGCGCTATACCTCCATGGGTATCCGCAACCGGATCGCAACCAACATCAGCGCCGTAGCAACCACGCTGACCTACCAGACGTTCCTGGCGTTCAGCCGTCTGTGCTTCCGTTACACGACTGGTCCGAAGCTGTTGCTCGCGGCCCCGATCGTGAAGGAAGGGCTGGACTTCATCGCTGGCAGTAAGCAGCTGACCCACACCCAAGACACTCAGTTTGGCGTGTCGCTGAAGCGCTTTGTTACAGCCAATGGCGACTGGTTGATTGCCAACAACTACAACCTGGACGCCTCGTATAACGACGAGGCTATCGGGATCGACCTGAACAGTGTTGAGTACGCTGTCCTCTCCGCAAACGGCGTGAGTATGGACACGAAGCTGATAACCGATTATGACACCACCAACCCAAAATTGATAAAAGACCTCGTCTTGACTCAAGCGGGTTGGCGCGTCTACCACGAAGCTCGCCACGCGCTGATGACCGGCGTAACGAGCTACGCCTAAACACTCAGGGGGCGGTCTTTGGACCGCCCCACTTTTCAAGGAGAATCCATGAAGTGTCTCGAATGCAAGAAAGAATTCAAGTATCCGAATTTCAAATGCGAGGAACTGCCCGGCAACCATAAAGTTGAGTCGAAACTTTATGTTTACAGCGGATCAGTCAATATTCAGAACATCAAAGACCGCCGCAAGTTCGCCCCAGAAGTGATCCTGAAGGCCGACACCGAAGCGACAGCCGAAGACGGCACCAAGATCCGGACCGCGATGCTTTCGGTGCGCTTCTCGCTACACCACCGACAACCCAGAGGAGCAGTATTACCTTGAGAACGTGGCCGCCAAGAAATTTCCCATTATCTGGGGCGATGGCGCCGAAGATACCTGGCGCAAAAATCAACTGACTCCCGAGCAGCAGACGGCCATCGTTCAGGATGAATTAAAGCAGGCCGAGCGCAAACTGAAAGAGACGAACGAACTGCTGGCGAAGGTCAAGACCCAAAAGGCCGGGTAGTTCGATGCCAATATGTGATTGCGGAGAATACTCGGCACGTGTTCGGGTCACGCTCGCCAAGGGCAACGTTCTGCTCGAGAAGCCGATTACTGTCTGCTCGAAGTGCGAGCCGGGAGAGTTTTCCGAGCCGTTCTCAATCGACCGGCTGGTCACTGGTCCAGAAGCTTATCCCAACCTTTATAAGAAGGATGCGGATGGAGTCTATCGGCCAACTGACGAACTGCAGCAGGACACCGAAGACCAAATCACCAAACCGGGGCCGACGGCGGAAGCCATTGAGCGTAAACGCGCCACCCGCCGCACCACCCCACTTACCCCTACAGAAATAGAGGAATCCGAAAGAATATGGCGTCAACGCCGACAGAACTCAACCCTTTAGACCTCGAGCACGAGCGGAAGCGCGTCCGCTCACTTCTTAAAACTCCAGAAGGCCGCCAAGCGCTGATGGACGTTTTGAACGCTCATGACGCCAAGGCCAGAGAAGTGGTTGATGAGCAGGTAAAGCTACCCATCGTGGCCATGCTCACTCCTACCATGGAAGGCTTTGAGCCGAGATCAAATACCGCCTATATTCGGATGGTGGAAGCTTCAAAGGGACACTGCATCATGTATCCCGAACCCGCCGTGTCTACTTCCATTCTGCACTGGTCGCGAAATGACCTTCTCTGCCGGCTGTTCAAGTCCGGGAAGCCATTCGATTACGTCCTCTTCATGGACGATGACATGGAGCCGGAGCCGGATGCGCTGTTAAAACTCCTGGCACATAAAAAGGACATCGTGGCGGCGGGTTGCACGTTACGAATGGATCCGCCCAAGCCCAACTATCGCGTGTACGAGCCGGATACGTTCTCGTTCCGCGAAGAGACTGGCGCGTGGGACAGCGCTGGGAACTTTGTCCGAGGATTGATGAAGACGGGCGCCATAGGTACGGCGTTCATGCTCATAAGTCAGGATGCTCTGCGGAAGATTGCAGACTATTACCTGAATGCGGAACACGAAAAACGCTTCACGTTCTCACCCTGCAAGGTGGACGAAAAAGGCTACATCAAATATGAGCCCTACGACGAATCCAAATTGCCGCAGTGGACTCGCGACCACGTCGAACTGATCGTCAAGAAGCGGTTCGACCAGGCAACTGAAGATTCAAATGGTTGGTGGTTTGAAAACCTGAAAGCCCCGAACTGGCTGGGCGAATACAGCGAAGACATGAGCTTCTGTTTCAAGGCTCAACAGTTGGGAATCGACATCTGGGTTGATACAAGCATCAAGGTCGGACACTTGGGCGATTATGCCTACTCACTCGATGATTGGATCCCATACGCGGATGGAATGCTCGAAGAAGAGACGCGCCGGCGGATGATCTGCGCGGTTGTAAATAAACCTTTCCAGCGGCCGAAAATCGAGCAGCCGTTTATTAAGACCGGCAAGGTTTCGGTGATGATACCCAGCCGCGGTAGACCAGAGTTACTCATTAAGACCATTAATCAGTTGGAAGCTACCGCCCATGGTGAAATAGAAATCTTGGTCAGGCTGGATGACGACGACCAGACTAATTCCGAGTTTGACGCTGCCGCGCGCGGGATAGAAAGCCTGATCGTTATCGGCGGTTCGCGAATCGGCAAAGGCTACGACTCTCTTCACGAGTATTACAACGAACTCGCCAAACATGCGACCGGCGATTGGCTCATGCTCTGGAACGACGACGCCGCGATGGAAACTGAAGGATGGAATGAAAAGATTCGCGAGTGCGGCGGTGGCTTGAAAGTTCTTACCGCGCCTGGCGAGTTGAATCTGTTTCCGATCATCAGCCGACCACTGTACGAATTGCTGGGCTACATCTCACCCCAGGTGCACAGCGATTCATGGCTGCAGGCAATATCCCGCGTCAATGGAATTGAGCAGACCGTTGATCTATCCGTAAAGCATCTGCGCGAAGATTTAGAAGACAAGACCAAAAACGATTCACTGGCAACCTACCGAACCTCACGACCGCAATTTTTCTCTCGCGAATATCAGGACAAGCTGTACGCCGACGTCCAAAAGGTCAAATTCGCGCTCGGCAAAATAAAAAATGGCTAAAGTCTGCTTACTGGATAGTCCCAGTTGGTTGCTTTTTAACCCACTGAGCTTCCTGCATCTGGGAATCCTTTACCTCGCGGGAAGTCTGCGCCGCGCTGGGCATGATGTGCGCGTGCTCGACTGCCATCAGATCACGGCATTTGATCACGAGAAAAAGCAGTTGACCATAAAGCACGAACTGCTTGAACCATGCGACGTGCTTGGCATTTCAGCGACCACCGCAAACGTGCACTGGGGAAAGCAACTGGCAAAAGCGTGGCCGGCAAAAGTCAAAGTTCTGGGCGGCGCTCACGCTACTTACATAGCGAACGGGCCACATGAGCAATTCAAGCGACCGAGTTACTTCGATGGCTTTGATTTTCTGATGGTGCAGGAAGCAGAAGAGTCCTTCCGTGAGTTCTGCGATGGCTTCGACAAGGGCGACGTTTCGAAAGTATCGAATCTCTGCTGGTTCAACGAACTGGGATTCATGCAGAAGAATCCTCCAGGCGCGCTGCCGGATGTCCCGAGCCTAGCTCCGCCGGCGTTCGATTTGTGGCCGACGCCGTTCTATGGCGGAAAGTTCACAACCTCAGACTACGACGGGCGCGGCGGGCAAGGCATGACAGCGCAGATGTTTTCGGCGCGCGGATGCCCTTATGGGTGCCGGTTCTGCGCCGATGCGCGCACGAAGATTCGAGAGGAAAGCTATGAGCAGATCGAGCAGCAAGCGCGGCAACTCGCGGAACTTGGTGTTACGTGTGTCCGAATATATGACGACGTACTCACGATCAAAGCGGAGCGCTGCAAAAGAATCGCAGACATTATGCATAACTACGGACTCTGGTTCCGAGGTAACACCAGGGTCAATCTTACAGATCAAGGGCTGTTCGACTATCTGGCTAGTAAAGGATGTGTCGAGCTCGGCTTCGGTGTAGAGCACGGAAGCGCGCGCATGCTGAAAGCCATGGACAAAGGCACCACCCCAGAGAAAAATACCGCAGGAATCAAGATGTGCCAAGACACCGGGATGGTGGCAAAAGCCTATCTCCTGGCAGGGTTCCCCGCAGAGACGCTCGAGAGCTTGGACGAAATGGAAAAGTGGCTACTCGATACCAAGCCCTGCGCGGCGAGTTGGAATCTGTTTCAACCGTATCCAGGTTCTGATGTATGGGTACATCCCGAGCGTTACGGAATTGAACTTCCCGCGAACGCCTTCGATAAATTCTGGCAGACGGGCGACGAAGTTACTGAAGAGTCTGTCTATCTGCAGTTGCCGACCATCAGCAAGCGGGACTTAGTGCGCCGGTTCCGCGAAATAGCTGTAACCATCGACCGCGAAATCGGCCATCGTGATCGTGCGCGCACAGATAACTACTACGGACGGGAGCCGTTAATGGCATGAAAGTCGGATTCATTGGATGCGGGAAACTTGGACTACCGGTTGCGCTGGCAATCGAAAGCCGTGGGCACGAAGTCTGCGGCTATGACATCAATTCAAAAATCTACGGCTACTTGATGGGCGCGCCCTATCCTCACAAAGAGGAAGGGATTAAATCTCTCTTTGCAAAGACAAAGATGCGGATGCTGCAACTCGACGAGTTGTGCAAATGGGCAGACATCTTATTCATGGCGCCGCAGACGCCGCATGAGGAACGCTTCGAAGGCCACATGCCCTTACCTCCTGAGCGCGCCGACTTCGACTATCTACATCTGCGCGCCTGTGTTCGCGCGGTGAACGATTGCCTTCCTTCGCCTAAGCCCTGCGTGATTATCTCGACTGTTCTGCCGGGCACGATTGAGCGCGAAGTGATGCCCATAATCGACAAGCGATTTGCGCTGGTTTACTCGCCGCAGTTCATTGCCATGGGAACGGTAGTCCAGAACTTCTTAAATCCGGAGTTCTGGCTGATTGGGTGCGATACCAACTGGGCAGCGAACATGGCTATTGAGTTGTTTTCCTCGATTGCGCTGAAGCCGGTCGTGAAAACAAATATCCGGACCGCCGAAGGAATCAAGGTCTTCTACAACACATTCATTACAGCAAAGACCGTGCTGGCCAACCTGTATGGCGAAATGGCCGAACGATTGGGGATGAACGTGGATGACATCTTCCGCGCTATTTCACTTTCAACCGACCGGCTGCTGTCAACAAAATATCTTCAGGCCGGAATGGGTGATGGTGGCGGGTGTCACCCCAGAGACAATATTGCATTGAGTTGGCTGGCGCGTGAAAAAGGGCTGTCGTTTGATTTCTTCTCGGCGCTGATGGAAGCACGCGAAAGACACTGCGAATGGCTGGCGGAATTGATTGAGCAGAACCGCGGCGATCTTCCGGTAGCCCTTCTGGGCCGGGCATTCAAACCAGAAACGAACATCGAGACAGGCTCACCGGCAGTTCTCTTATCCAGAATCCTGCGCAACCGGGGCGTGGCGCACAGTTCGCAGGAAGACATGGTCCCAACTTCGCCAGGACTCTATTTCATTGCGACCAAACATGAACGCTTCCGCAATTTGAAGTTCCCTGCTGGATCGGTAGTGATCGATCCATTCCGCTATATCCCTGAACATGAAGGCGTGAAGTTAATCTCAATCGGCAGCGGACAGAAAGTGAAAGCTAGAGAGGCGGTTGCATGTCAGTAAGAACTCTCGTTGCATTTTTCATGCTGTCGGCCTGTGCCTTTGCGCAAGGTGGCTTCTATCAGGACCGCGCCGAAGGGCGACTTATCAATGGGAATGCATTGGTGGCAATTCCAGGAGCGACAGTAACCGTGTGCTCTGACTCATTGTGTGCGAGTCCGGTCAATATTTACTCGAATGCTGATTTAGCGATAGGTCACTTGATCGGCACCTCGACGACAGCTGACGTGAATGGCAACTTCAGTTTCTATATTCTGCCAGGTCAATACTTCTGCCAAGTTGGAGCACCGGGATTTTCGACCGCCACAAATCCTTGTCAAGTAAGCCTTACGCTCCCCATTCTCTCTGGCGCAACAACCTTGAATTTCACGAACGCTGGGATTTTCACTAATACGCAAATGAATACACCCGCAAGCTATGCGGTCGGCGGAATCAATTTTCAGAGCGAGTATCAAGCCGCGCAGGGAAACAATGCATCAACTGAAGGATTCGCTGCTGGTGTAGCTGTCCCGAACTCATCGACGGTGCATCAGGCGGATGGAATTGCTGGATATGTAACCAATAGCTCGACATCGACAAACGCCGTCGGGGTTTATTCGCAGGCCCGATGTTTGGTTAATGGAACGACTTGCTGGGGCGCGAACTTTGTTTCGCGTGACGTGGGCGGACTGACAACTGGAATCACGCTCTATGGAAACGAGATTGACGTAAACCCGCTTAACGCTACCACGGCATACAACGGCGTGAACGGGTTCCTAATGAACCTGAACACGACGCAGACGGGCACCTATCTCGGCAATGGCGGGTTTTATGTAACCGCAAGCGCGGGCGCACGTTGGTTCGTCGGCTATCAGACTAACGATGATGCGGCAGCGACGGCTGCAATTTTCGGAGCCACTTGTACGAGTGGGTCGTGTGCATCTCAGCCGATCAAAGTCCGGTCGCTCAGTAGCGGCGTAGCTAAAACAGGAAGCGCAAGCGCAACCCTGACGGCAGATCGCACATGGACGCTCCCCGATAATACCGGAACATTCACATTACAAGTTGCTACTGGCTCGGCAACCGTTGATCTCGCCTCCGTCGCTTCCGCAGCGTGTACCGCCGATTCGTCCGACGTGACGCTAACTGGCGCGGCGGTTGGAGACCCTGTGCGAGTTACAGCGGCCACTGCTTTACCTGCTGGCGTTTGGCTAATCGGGCGCGTGACGGCGACCAACACTGGCAGATTTCAGTTGTGCAATCTAAGTGGCGGGGCGGTAGATCGGGCTTCCGATACTTACACAATCTCAGTAGTTAAGTAGAGGCTCTCTAAATGACGATTCTTGGGCAAACAGGAAATCCCCAACCACCGGCACCGCCAAGTCCTGGCACTGGCGGAGCCATCGGCGGATTCTCGCGCACTCAATGTATTGAGATCGCGCAAAAGCGCACAGAGCGGCGCGGCGAAAGCTTAGACCTTGCTGGCGAGTTCATTCTTGCCTTGCAAGAAGTCTGCATGGAAACCCGCTGGTGGTGGAGAAGGAAGACCGCCATCTTCGCGCTTACTGCAGGAACGTCCAAGTACGATCTGACCAACCCGTCAGGATTTAATGCGGCCGACTTTCATCAAGCGGCAAGAAAAGCTGTCAGGGTCTATAACATCAACGGCTCCGGACAAACAAATGTCCGCACCGTAGAACCTGAATTTGATCCGCTCAAGCAAGACGAAATCCTAGCCGTTCAATCGAGCTTTCCCGCTGCAACACCATGCAGATATTTTGTTCAATGGCCTTACGTCATCTTCGATCCCATCCCAGACCAGAATTACCAAGCCTCTATCGGCTACTGGGCGGTGCCGAATTTCACGGATGACTCAGAAGACG